GTCGATTCTCTTGCGCGAGCGGTCAATGGCGCCCGCGACGTCCTTGTCCCATAGATCCTCGTTGTCCTTCTGCGCCTGGGCGCGGGCCTTAGCTTCGTAGTCGAGGGCCAGCTTCTCGAGATCCCGTTCCTTCGAGTAGGTGATGTTCTTCGCGGCTAGCCTACCTTCCAGGTAATCCCGCAGGTTCTTGGCTGCGGCATCATAGCCGAGAGACTTCTCGGTCTCGACCTGCCGGCGGATCGCGTCTATGTGGTCGGAGACCTCCTGGTCCCACGCCTCGCGCTTGGCGGCAGCGCTCTTGTCCTTCGCCTGAAAGTCGAAGTCTCCGATGGCCTTCTGGAGCTTCACCTTCTGCCCTTCGGTGATGTTCTCGGCCGCCAGGCGCTTATCGAGTTCGGCCTGGAGCGCCTTCGTGGCCTCCCGGGCTATCGCGGCCTGGGCCTCCGAGCCGTTCTTCTCAAGCTTGAGCTTCTCTTCCCACTTGGCGACCTCGGCGTCTATCTCGGACTGCCAGCCAGCCTCCATTGCCTTGCGCGTTGCCGTCTGTTCCTTGGTCCACAGTTCGCGGCGCTTGTCCTCGATCTTGTCCGCCGCGGCGGTGGACATGTTTACCTCGTCCCGGAGCAGCCGGTCAAGCTCCGCGCGATACTCGGTGATCCCCCATACCTGGGCGTCGAGCTTGGCGTCGGCCTCCTTGAGGGCCAGCGCCACGCGCCGGTCTGCGTCTTCCTGGGCCCGTTTGGCCGCCTCCTGCTGGATACGGAAGTCATAGACAGCGTTACGCTGGTTGATTGCTGCGATGGCCGCTTCGGTGCGCTCGGCGACGGCTAGCCTCTCATCCATCACCCGGTTGAAGACGGCCTTTTCCTTCTCGGCGTTCTTCTCGGTGACTGCGAGGGCGTCTTCGGCGGCCGCAAGCGCGTCCTTGAAGGTCTTGTCTCGGATCTTGGCTTCCTCTTCGGCTGCCCGAGCCTCGACATCCAGTTCGAGCTGCTTGTATGCTAGCTTCAGGTCTGCATTGGTGGCGTAGGCGCCCACATAGTCGCCCAGGTTCGCTTTCTCCTGGGTGGGCGTCCACTGCTGTTCCTGCTTCGCAGCGCCGAAGCTCTTCAGCATGAGGTCATAGACCTGGCTCTCGGTCTTCAGCCGCTCATCGCTGCTAAGCGCCAGGCCTTTGGCAAGCAACACGTTCTCGCGCAGCCAGTCGGCCTGCTCACGGAATATCTCCGACAGCGGCTGCGAGTAGTCCTGAGCCGCCCTGAACTCCTCGAACATCTCCGTCCGCAGGCGCGTCAGGAGCGACTTCTCTTCGAGTTTGAGTTCCCGCCACTTGGCCGAACCCTCGACCTCCATGGCAAGCCACGCCTGGACCTGCTCAAGCTGAGCCTCGAGTGTGAGCGCCCCCATGCCCACAAGGAATTGGTGCCGCTCTTCGGCGTCCTTCCTGTCCTGCTGGCGCAGCGCCAGCTGCGCTTGGGCGAGGGCTACCTCGGCCGCTTCCACATCCTTGCCAGTCCGCAGCGCCTCGGCAAGGCGTGCGTACGCCGCGGCCTCCTCCTCTTCGAGCTGCTGGGCACGGGTCTTCATCCCGCTGTCGAGGTAGTACTTGTTCCAGGCGTCGTTGACGCGCCGGTTGTAGTCAGCCACATCCTTGGCGGCCTGCTTCTGCACTAAGGCCAACTCTCCGGCGAGTTTCTTACGCTCCTCCACATTGAGCGTCGCATCGTTCAGCAGGCGCTGCAGATACTCCGCCTGCGTCTGGGCCGACAGATCGTATAACCTGACATCCTCCTGGAACTGTTCATAGGCATTGCGCACAGCCTGGGAACGCTTCGACTCCCGGAGCTGATAGATCTGTTCCTCGATGCGCCAGATCTCATCGGTAGTCCCTGCGTAGGCATCCTTGATCCGCTCGAGCTCCGCGATTTGGGCGTCTGCCCCGACCAGGTCGCCCATTGCCACCTTGTGCTGGAACTCCCGCATGGCAGCTTCCTCAGCCGCCTTGGCAGCCGCTTCCGCCGCATTCTTCTTGGCCAGGGCGACCTTCCACTCAAGCTCTTCGCGTAGGGCAGCGCTCATCGTCTCTGCGTCAAGGATCTTCTGTATGGCCTCGGCCTGCTGCTCATAGCTCCAGTCGCCCAGGCTGGCACTCCGTTCGGCCACCCGGACGAGGTTGCGGACTATCTCATCGTTGGAGACCGTCTCGCGCACCTTGCGCCGGACGCTTTCATATCCGGATTCGAACTCCCGCGCCGCCGCAGCGGCGGCTGCCGCCCACTGCTCAGATGCCGTGCCCGACGTCTGGACGATCGCGTCGTTCATGGCTCGGGTCAGCGCAGCGGCACGAGTGGTTGCCCAAGTCTTGACCACCGGATCATCGGACGCGAGGCCGGCGGCAATCTCATCCCACTCGTCGATCAGGGCCCCGTAGGCCTCGCGGCCGGCTGCCTTGAGCTTCTCTCCATACTGTTGGAACTCGGTCTCTTTGGTGCCCTTCTCGAACTGCTCCCGGATGCTCTTGAAGCCCGACTTGACCTCGATCGACGCCGCATCCGCAGCCGCTGTCCAGTCGCCCTGGGACTGGACCAGGGTATCGGTGATGACCTTCAGGAGCGCCCGCTGGCGAGCCTCACCCCAGGTCTTGACTGCAGGGTCGGTCGATGCAAGAGCCTGCTCGATGTCAGCCCAGCCCTTCTGGAGGGCGCCGTATGCGTCCTTGCTGAGCGCCTGGACCTTCTCGGTGAAGGCTTGCCACTCCGAAATGGCCGCAGCGGCGGTTGCAGTCCCGGTGCCGGTGCCTATTGAGGCCTTCGATGAGCCGCTCCCGGCAGAGGTCAGCGTTTCCCCAGGCTTCAGTTTCTGGTGGGCCTCCAACTCCTCCTGGGCCTTCTTGAGCTCGATCACCGCGGCAGTGGCTTTCTCGACCACCGCAGCCAGCGTGGTGTATCGCTCATATAGGCTGTTGTACTGCTTCTCAATCGCCGCATACTGCGTCGCAGGCGGCGCTCCAGACGGCGAGAATACCCCCGCCTTGAACGCGGCGTCGAGTATCGTGTCCCGGGCGGCGTTGGTCGTCGCCTGCTCGAGCTCGAAGATGACCTGGCGCATCTTGAAGTATTGCTCTTGCACGCCAACGAGGTCCTTGGACACCTGTTCGAACTCGGCACCGTAACGCCTGATCGTTTCCTCGTGCCGCGGGAGCTCGTACTGGACGCGCATCGCGGCGAGTTGAAGTTGGTCGTTCCGCAGGTTCCACAGCTGCTCCCGATACTTCTTGGCAGCCTCCGCGTTTCCAATGAGCGCATTGCCCATGTCGTCAAACCCGGTGACGGCGGTGGGCGCCAGGCGCACGATCTCGTCAATGACTTGTCTGAGCCGCTCGTGCTCCTCTTGGGACTTGTCAGGCTTGCCCTCAAGCTCCTCGTACTCGGCGATCAGGTCGTCCAGTGCCGACGCCTGCCGCTCGTATGCATCGGCCTGCGACATGGCCTCGTTGATGGCATCGCGGGCACTGGATATCTGGCGGTCGATCTGGCCCTCCAGATCGCGCACAGAGCTCACCAGGCCGTAGATCGCGGAGCCAACCGCAGTGACTGCCACTATCCAGCCGGCAGGGCCGGTGAGCAGATTGACCAGTCCTCCTACGGCAGCCATGAGCGGCCCGATTGCCGCCGTCACCGTGGCGAACACCACGGCTGCCCGCTGGGCGCCTTCGGGAAGGTCCGTGAACGCCTGTATCAGGGGCTTGATCCGCTCCATGGCGTCGTTGAGCATGGGCAAAAGCTCGGAGCCGAACGCCCGCCCGAGGTTGGCGATCTCGTTCTTGAATAGCTGCGCCTGGGCGGCGGATGTCTGCATCTGCTTCTCGAAGGCGCGCTCCGCTGCCCCGGCGGCTGTCGACATGGCCTCGAGGTCCGAGTTATAGTCCGCCATCTCGTTCCTAGTGAGGCCCAAGGCGCCCTTGAGCGCCCGCACGTTATTGAACAGCGCGGTCATGGCCTCGATATTGCCGCCGGTGGCCTGATACACGTCCTCCATGACGCCCGCCAGACCCTTAGAGGCCAGAGCGGCGGCGTTGAACTCGATGCCCAGGCTCTTGGCGTATTCCGCCGCCTGCTCGCTGGGTTGAATTATCGTGAGGATGGCCTGGTTGATCGCTGTAGCGGCTTCCGCCGCCCCAACACCGCCCTTGGTGAGGGTAGCGAATGCCGCAGCCACTTCCTCAAACTGAACGCCTGCGACTGCGGCGGTCGATATGACCTGCCCCAGGTTGCCGGCAATTTCCTCGAAGGTGAGCTTGCCCCGGTCCATGGCGCGGAACATCACGTCGGCGAGTTCGCCCGCCTGTGAGGCCTCCATGCCGTAGGCGTTGATAGTTGAAGTCAGGGCGTCCATGGCCACTGCGGTGGACGTGACGCCCGCCTGGCCGGCTTTGGCGGCCACCTCAAGCACCTGCATGGCCTCGGCAACGTCCGTGATGCCTGAACCGATGGCGTCATACAGACCTTCGGCAAGCTGCTTCGCGCTCTGCGGGATGGTGGTGGACATGTCCTCGATCTGCGAGGCCACTGCACCCAGTTCGCCCCTGGTCATGTCGGCGATGGTCCAGACCTTCGCCATGGCGCTTTCGAAATCCATGGCGGCCTTAGTGGCAAAGCCAGTGAGTGCAGTCAGCGGCAGGGTGAGCCCAATGCTCATCTGACTGCCAAGCTGCGACATCTCTTGGGCGAGATTGCGCACCCTGTCGGCCACCGACTGGGTCTCTCGCGCCATCTGCTGAGCAGCCTCAGCGGCCTGCTCCATGCGGCTCCGGACGCTCTGCAGTTGCTGTGCGAGTTCCTGCACCCGGTCGTTCGTCGGGCTTACGCCTGCGGACAGGAGTTGATCGAGCGCCTGCTCCAGGGCTCTGGCCTTTGCCGCGTTGCCGTCAAACGACTCGCCGAGCAGCTGCTGCTTGGCGGATGCCGCATAGATGGATGCCCCGAGCTGTTCCATAGCGGCGTTGACCGTCTGCTCCATCCTCGCAGCGGCCTCGCGGTACTTGCCGTCGAGCTTAACCAGCTCTTGCGTGACCTGTTGCACGCCCTGCTGGAACTTCGTATAGTCAAGACCGAACTCGGCCCATATCGACCCCGTGCTGCCCCAAGGCATAGCCCTCACCATCCCGATGTACAAGGTGGGGGCCAGGAGCTTACTTGCCCCTGACCCCTGCCCACTTGTGCTGCTGCTGTTCCAGCCAGTCCAGCGACACGGCCTCGTGTTGCACCGGCCCGCCCTTGGCCCTGGCTTCTGCGTCCTTCTGCGCCTTCTCGCGCAGCTGCATCAGGGAGTGGGCGCATAGTTCATCGACGCAGAACGCCTCGTATGCGCCCAGCCCCCTGATGTAATCGCTAGGTCTCCGGCTGAATTCCTTCGCCACCACCGCCAGCCTCAGCACCAGCCCCTGATCCTGCGCGAAAGGTCGTAAGGGCCTCCAGACCTCCCTGCGCGTAGTTGAAGAGGTCTATCTTCTGCTCGTCGGTGAGGAGATCGCCGATCTCGGCCCACTTGGGTTCGAGCAGCACTGCCTTGGCCACGGCCTCCAGCATGGTTATCGCCTCTGCGAATGCCTTGGGGTTGGACTTGACACCCTGCTGGAACTCGTCCGCATCCTTGTAGGCATGCTGGAGCAGGGTATTGGGTATCTGGCCGCTGGCGATCAGCGAGGTCATAGAAACCCGGCGGACCTTCACAGGGATGGTCTCGCCGGGCTCCCAGCCGCGTATATCGATGATCTGCGTTGCCTTGCCGATGAACTCCTCAGCGGAGATCGGCTTGCGCGCCTGACTCATCTCAAGTCCTCCTTCTTGCTAGGTGCCTGCCTAGCTTTTAGACGGCAGGGAGGCTACCGTGCTGATGGAGATGGGTCCCTTCGACGTCGAACCGTTCTCCCAACTGGTGATGGTGTAGCTCGGCACCATGAAGGCGCGGTCCTGCTGTGAGAAGGACGGTATGCGTCCCTTGCAGTAGTTGAGAGTCACCTTCCTGTAGCCATCGATGTCGCCGGCGTTGTGGGAGCCGTCCTTGTAAACGGCAGAGTAGATCTCCGCCATGAACGGCGTCCGGCTGGTATCGCTCATGGTCGGGGCATCATAGACAGCGGACTCGCCCGAGCCGGTCACCGTGCCTCCGCCGATCAGCGCCATGGCATCGATGTCGAGCACGGCATCCTGGAAGGTCGCGGTGATCGACGCCAGGATGTCAGGCTCCTTGACCGTCGCTATGAGCTTGTCACCACCGCGCAGCTCGGTTTCCTGGCCCTCCTTGATGTTGGGGGAGTATTGGACCTGCTGCGGGGTTTCGATGCGCACAACTGTGCCATCGGCTTTGGCGGCACCGCTCTCCTTGAGCTCCGTAAGCACCATGAGTGCTACGCCGTACACGTTCTTACCGGTCACTGTTCCGGCCATTCTCTATCACCCTCCACGTGGTATTCTGAAGTCTATCCGGCGCCCCAGCGCCTTGAGGTCGGGGTCGTAGTAGTCGCGGGTGGTCTGCTCCCATTCAAGGGCGAACCTACGCCCATCGGCTCCTGTAAGCACCACATTGTGAAGTAGCGACCTCACTTCATCTACCGCATCGTCAACCGGCACGTAACTGCCCTCCTCGAAATAAAGCCATATCGAGAAGCCTTGGAAGCGGCCAGCCCGGTTGCCGATGGCTCGAGTCTCCTCGCCCATCTCGATCACGCCATAGGGCTTCGGAGTGTTGGCGTCTGCCTTGTGGGGCTGAACCCACTTGCGCACTGTCCGACAGTTCTCGGCCAGGTGCTGAAAGATCATCGCTCTCATTTGTCCAACAGCTCCTGGGCAGCCTCGAAGAACTCGGGCGCGAATTTCTGTGCCGTAGGCTCTAGGATCGGCCTCCTGCCCTTGCGGCTCAGCTCGAGGTATACGCCATATTCCACCGTATGGGCTATGCGCACCTTGAGCTTGCCGTCTGCTTCGGCGACCTCCCCGAACAGTCCCTGCCGAGCGTTCCCGGTCTGATCCTCCCACGGGGCGTTCTGCTTAGCGTAGGCCTCCATCTGTGCGGCGGTCTGCATGCCGAGTGCATGGAGCGCTGCTCTCATGCGATCCTCGCAGCCCTTGAGATTGCCGATCACATTCTCCAGCCCCGGCATCAGCTCACCTCCTCGATCTCCGCCTGGATTGCGGTCACCTGGCCACCTGTGCTCGCAGGGTTCACGCTCCGCACCCGGAATCGGCGCCCCCGATGAGCGAACTCATCGCCTGCGGCGATGTCGGCGTCCCAGGCACTGAGCAACCCCCATCCCACGGCCCGCACGTGGCCGCCGACACCTGCCGCTTCAGTTGAGGCTCCCGCCGTCATGAAGATGCGCACGACTTGGGCCGGAAGCTCCACCGTTTCCCGGTAGGAGCCGCCGGCCCCGTCGCTTATCTCTCGCGAGCGCCTGATGGCAATGCTGCTGGGGTTGCGCGCGATCTGTCTCTCGACGTTGCGTCTCGCCTGCATCGCGTTCATGGGCACCACTCCTCGGAGGGCTTGGCCCGCAGCATCATGCTGCCGGGAGTCGAGGCCTTGGCCATCGAAGCGTATTTCTCGGCCATGCCCAGGGCGAAAGCCAGACGATCTCTGAGTGACACCAGTTGCTCGGTCTCCTGACCGAGAGTCAGACGCTCGACGTCGCCCATCTCCGTCTGGAGCATGCCAGCCTTCATAGTCCAGCCCATGGCGGCCGCGGCGAAGATGTTGGCCGATTCAGTCAGGATCTCATCGAGGTCAGCGTTGAGGAAGCGAGTGTCGGCTTCCGTACCCCCTGCGGGTATCCTCTCATCGAGGAGCTTGCGGAGCCTGGCCTTGAGTTCAGCAGTTGGAGTCATTGGCCCTCACCCCTTGCGCTTGACTCTCGGTTTCGGCTTGGGCCCGGCCGGCTCCGGAACTCCAGCAGCTATCTCACGAGCCGACTCGGATTCCGGCTGTGGAGGCAGCTCCACGGGTTCGGCCGCCCGGAACCGCTCGCATGTGGTCTCGACCTTCGCGTCGCCCCAGCGCCTCAGCGGCAGCGCCGGATGGCACCTCATGGCCGGCAGTCCGGAAAGACTAGCGCCCGGCTTCCAAGGAAACCAGGCGCAGTCTACACATCTGGCCATCTAGCTCACCATCCCGTTAGGGAAGCGTGATCTCTTCGACGGCGTTCGCGGGGCTCGCCACCACACCACGCCTGGCCCTGGCGACGATGAGCTCCTCGACGA